AAGTCCTCGTTTATCGCCATCTGCATAGTCATCGGAATGATGGCGGACGCGAAGAAGGCGGCGGAAGCCCTGAAGCGGGGCGACAAGAAGTATAAGCGGTTCCTCTCACACGCCGTCATCTACCGCAAGTACGGAGTTGACATACACGACTCCACCTTTGAGACGATACGCTGGGTGGTGGAGGAAGTTCTCGGCTACGGCAAGTTATGGTGGTTCGCCAAATCGGGGCGGCGAGCCGTATTTCTGCCGACAGGCCAGCAGATACTCTTCAGGGGACTGGACGACGCGCAGAAGCAGAAGTCCATAAAGGCTCCGTTCGGCTGGTTCAAGTTCCTTTGGTTCGAGGAGACTACCGAGTACGCGGGGATGGAGGAGATACGCTCCGTCAGGCAGTCAGTACAGCGCGGCGGACACCACTTCATTACATTCTGCTCGTATAACCCGCCTCCGTCGCGCACGGACTGGCTGAACGCGGAGGCGGAGAAGCCGACGGAGGGGCGAGCCGTTTTCCACTCGTCGTTCCTTGACGCGGCGAAGTACAGACCCGAATGGCTGGGCGAGGAGTTCTTCGCGGACGCCGCCGCCCTTCTGGAGACGGACGAACGGGCGTTCAGGCACGAATACCTCGGCGAGATTACGGGAACGGGCGCGGAGGTGTTCACCCGCGTACACTGCCGCGCAATCACGCAGGAGGAGTTGAATAACGTCCAGACGCACAGGCACGGTCTGGACTTCGGCTTCGAGAACGACCCCTGTGCGCTCATGTCCGTCGCCTACGACAGCAAGCACAAGACGCTGTACATCTACGGCGAGTGGGTGAAGCACGGGCAGTTCGAGGAGGCGATATACGAGGAAATCAAGCGGCGCGGCCTCCTCAATAAGATTGTGAACGCGGACTCGGCGGAGCGCAAGGCGATAGAACGCCTGAACACGCTCGGCGCGAGGAAGGTCACGAAGTGCTGGAAGGCTCCGGGCTATGTAGAGGACGGACTGCACTGGCTACGCTCGCTCCGCGCAATCATCATCGACCCCGTGAAATGCCCCGTCGCCGTTAGGGAGTTCACGCGCTACGAGTTCAAGCGGACGCGGAGCGGCGACCTCACGAACCAGTATGTGGACGCGAACAACCACACGATAGACGCCGTTCGCTACGCGCTCGAAAGCGAAATAAGATACGGCGACTCCCTTCACAAGTGGGGCATGTAGATGATATAATACGCTTCAAATCCACGGAGGAGGATAATATGGGAACGATAATCAGCACTCGAAAGCACCCCTTCTACACGAAGAGGATGCCGCAACTCGACCTGAACAGGCTTGCCAACGCTGGAGGGCGCGACTACATCGACACCCGCCTGTGGCGAGCACCGAACGAGACGGACACGCAGTGGTTCGGCGACAAGGACGAGGGGATTGTCGGGCGCAAGGAGCGCACGGCTCTCGTGAACGACGCACAGCGCATCACCGCGAAGATACGGCAGTACATCTTCAAGAAGCCTGTCGGTAGGAATGGCGTGGACGAGGACTTCTCCAAGAACTGCGGAGGCGATAACACCTCCATTGACGAGTTCATGGGCGAGGTCTGCGACGCGCTCACTACGGGGCAATGGTGCTGGATTCAGGTAGACAGCACGGCGACGCGAGTTGACGAGAGCGGCAATCCCATCGTGCAGACGCTCGAAAACAAGCCGAGGGTATTCTGGAGGCTCTGGCACTCGTGCGCCGTCCCCGACTGGTACATCGACGAGCAGGGCGTCATCCGCTGGCTCATCGTGCGCACAAAATTGCTAATAAACGACAACCCGCTCGTGGAGGCGAAGTTAGTTTCGCTCTCTACGCTGTTCTGGATTGACAAGGAGGACGGCAAGGTTCATGTCACAGAGGAGGTTGACGGAAGCGAAGTCCCGAACTTCAGGTTGCGAGTGAACGAGGTTCTATCCGACCTCGACCGCATCCCGTTTGTGCTTGTCGGCAAGCCGTCTCCCGATGCGTGGTGGTACGACGACGTGGAGAACATTCAGGCGCAAGTGCTGAACTACGATTCCATGCACAACGAGACGCTGACAGATTCCGTATATCCGCAACTTATCGTGCCGATGGGATTGCTGAACACGCTGGAGACGGATATATCGCTCGATAAGGCTGGGGCGAAGAAGTTGATTATCCTCCAGCGCGAACTCATCAAGGGTCGCAAGAACCCGTTTTACGAGCAGTCGGAGGAGAAGGGGACGACCCGCTACATCCAGCCGAACAGCGGCGACCTGAAGATGCTCGTCGAGGAACAGGATAGGAAGCGCAAACTGCTTTTCGATATGTGCGGCCTCGCCCTGTTCAACCGCGAAACACGCGCCGTCCAGACGGCGGAGAGCAAATCGTTCGACCAACTCGACACGAACGCGACACTCGGCAACAGGGCGTCCGTTCTGGAGGAGGCGGAGAGGTGCGCGGTTGAACTGTCCGTATACTTCGACCCGCAGTTCAAGAAGTACGAGCCAGAGTATAACCGCAACTTCGACGTCGTGGACATCGAGGCTATGGCGCAGTCGATAAGCACCCTGTCGCAGTTGCCGAACTTGACGCCGAAGATGCAGAAGTTGGTTCTCCTCTGCGCAATCCGAATCGTGCGCGAGATAGGCGGGGCTGACGACAAGACGTATCAGGCCGTGTACGAGGAAATCGAGAACACCCCCGACGAGGAGTTTGCGAGCCGCAACCCGTTCGAGGACATGGCGGACGACACCGACGACACCGAAGACGACAATCCCGAAGACCCCGACGCGGCGAAGAAGAAGGGCGACAGTAAGAAGCCGCCTGTCCCGACCAAAAAGGATGGCGAGTAGGCGGGGGTATTGCGCCCGTGCGCGGTTGTGTGATATAATACAAACATCTTCACAAATCAGGAGGTCAAGATGAGCAAGTCAAGATTCGACGGCGGAACCCTCGGCAACGGCAGATGGGACGAGGAGGAACATCCACGTGGCAAGGACGGGCGTTTTGCCGTCGCTGGCGGGGGCGGAGGTATGTCAAGGGCGGCACAGGCGCGTAAAAAACTCCTTGATGGCATCAATAGGAAGATTGAGAACGGAGAGCCAGTGACCGACTACGAGAAGGAACTTGCCATAAAGCACATTCTTCCAAAAGGCGAGAGGGCTGAATTTATGGATGATAGCGGCGATGGTGCGTCAAGGTCGATGAGCAATGAGAAAATCAAGAACATCGTCAGCGAGGAAGCCGAGAAAATAGGAACGGGCTATAGCGTGGAGCAGGCGGCCAAGAAACTCTACTTCCGCCTTACGTCGCGTTTTGACGGAACAGGCGTTCATGTCAGCGGACTCAACGAAAGATATATTCTTGTCGGCAATATGGCATTCAGCCTCCCCCGCCGCAAGAATATCGGACACTACACCGCCAAGGTCTTTTCCGAGAACTACCGCTAATCCACAACAAGCATTGGTAATCAAAAACACAGGAGGTCTATCATGAGTAGGTTCGATGGCGGGACACGCGGGAATGGAAGATGGGATGAAGAAGAGCATCCCAGAGGCAGGGACGGTAGATTCACTTCTGGCGGGGGCGGCGATGAGGATTACAAGCAAAATCAGGCAGTACAGGAGCAACTTGCAAAGGCGGAGGGCTACTGGAAGAAGTATGTCAAGGGTGAAATAATCTCTGATGCGCTGGATAATAGACTCGATGAAGTCGATGCCGCTCTACGCAAGCAAGGATTCACTCTTATTCATGGCGACAACGGCTATTTCGCAAGGCGTTTAGGGCGGAAGGGTGCGCGTTGACATCCGCAACGCTTTTGTGATACAATACACATCGTCGGGACACACACCCTCCCGTTTCAAGTGGTGCGACAGGCGCAAGCCTCCGTCACGGGCGGTTCCCGCGAAATGCAACAAAGGTAAACAATGAACATCAAGGACATACTGGCGAAGTTGATGAAGAAAGAAGACCTCACGGACGAAGAAAAGGCGTTTGTGGAGAAATTCGACCTTCAGACTGAACTGGACAGGGCGGCGGCGGCGGCTCGGAAGAAATCTGAAGCCGACACAAAGACTGCGAGGGGCGAGGCGGAGGCTCTGAAGAGCCAGATTGCCGAACTCCAGAAGCAGTTGGAAGACAAGGGCGCGGAGGGCGACAAGGCGAAGACCGAGTTCTCCAAACTCCTGAAGAAAGTCGAGGCTCTGGAAAAGAAGAACGCGGAGAACGAGGCGAAGATTGCCGCCAACGAGCGAATGGACGTCATCGTCGAACTCGCCAAGGCGAACGGCATCCTACCCGCCAAAGGCATCTCCGGCTCTTCGCTTGAAAGGCTCCTCGACATCGCCGTCGGCGACACCGACGTGTCTGACGAGGACGCAATGAAGGCTGTCTTTGAATCGTTCAAGGCGGAGAACCCCTCGATGATTGCCGCCGCCGTCAAGGGCGGGAGCGGTCTGAAGGGCGACCCGAACGCCTCGAAGTTCACTGGAGTTGCGAACCCGTGGAAGGCGGACAGTTTCAACCTGACGAAGCAGATTGAGATTATGAACGCCGAACCGAACACCGCGAAGACGATGATGGCGGAGGCCGGGGTGGCTTCCCCTGAATCGTAGTCGCTTCACAACCTAACGGAAAGAAGGAAACCCAAATGGCATTCACCAACCTGTCGAACATCGTGTCGAATACCGCGTTCACGCAGTATTTCGCCAAGGCTGTTCTCGACCGCTCCAAACTGTTCAAGTCTGGCATCGCGGTCGCCGACCCGTTCATCCAGCAGAAGTGCAACGAGGCTGGATTCGGCGGGAATTTCGTCAATCTCCCGTTCTTCAACGCGATTACGACTGGCTCGAATCGCGGCGAGCAGAGACTTGACGAGACCGACCTCCAGCCGCAGAATATCACGTCGGGTCAGGACATCGCGCCCATCATCCGCCGTGGCAAGGCGTTCGGCTCGAACGACATTGCGGCTGACGTGGCGGGAGCCGACCCCATCAAGGTCATCGCCGACCAGTTGGCGGACTACTGGAACGTCCGCAACGAGGCGCGTCTCATGGCCGTCCTGAAGGGCGTGTTCGCTCGCAACGTGGCGCACGACGACAGCGACCTCGTTCTCGACATTTCGAGCGAGAGCGGCGACGCCGCGCTCCTGACGAAGGACACGCTTCTGCTCGCCGCGCAGTTGCTCGGCGACCGCAAGACGGAACTCACCGCCATCGCCATGAACAGCATGGTGGAGACGTATCTCGCCGCTCTCGACACGAACGCTGGCCTCTACCGCGCGTCCGACGCGGCGGCGACGCTCCCGAAGTATAACGGGCGCGACATCATCGTGGACGACAACTGTCTCTACGACTCCAGCACGAAGAAGGTGGAAATCTACCTCTTCGGTCGCGGAGCCGTCGCCTACTGCGACTGCCCTGTCAAAGTGCCGTTCGAGGTCGGGCGCAACGCGCTCACCGCTGGCGGTCAGGACTACCTCGTGTCCCGCATCGGCAACATCTGCCACGTGCGCGGGTACAAGTGGGCGGTCACGGACGCGAACCCCGACAATGTCAAGACTGGCACGTCTGGTCAGAGCGGCTACATCGCTGGTCTGGAAGACGCGGGGAACTGGGACAGGGTGTACGACAAGAAGGACATCCGAGTTGTCAAACTCATCGCCAAACTCGCCTAACGGCGTTCTGGCGAAGTCCGAAGACAGGGGGGTGGGGAAATATCCCCCATCCCCCTTCTTCTCAAAAATCAAAGGAAGGAACACATACGATGAAACGCCTATTCGCTCTTCTGGCTGTCGCCGTGTTCGGCATAGCCGCGTTCGCGGACTACGCGGACATCCACAACGAACTCCAGCGCAAGGCGATGGACGCGGAGTGCCAAATCGCGCCTCGGCTCGGCTCGCTATACAAGGCTCACTGCGTAGGCGCGGCGAACGTCATTGGCGTCACGAACCGCGTCTATACGGGGTCGGCAATAACATTCGACCCCGTCGTGAAACTCGGCTCGACGACGCTCACGAAGTCCACGCACTACACGCAGACCTTCACCAACAACACGAATGTCGGCAAGGCGTCTGTGAAAATCGCCGCGACAGGCGCGGGTGGCTACTTCGGCTCGCTCGTCAAGACGTTCGAGATTACGCCGTACCCGATTACCGATTCGATGGTGTCTAACATCACCGCACAGGCATACACGGGCAGTCCAGTAGAACCGAAGCCGACCGTCAAGAAGGGCGCTACCACGCTGACTCTGAATACCGACTACACGCTGTCGTATGAGGACAATGTGAAGGCTGGGACGAGCGCAAAGTGCATCGTCACGGGCAAGGGCAACTACGGCGGCGTCGTCATCAAGGAATTTACGATTCAGGAGCAGTAGCCATGCAGACGGCGGTTCTTATCCAGAAGGCAATCAGGCGACAGTCCACCGCAAAGGTGCGGCTCCCGTCGCCTATTGCGCAGTTCAAGACCTTCCTGAACAGGGGCGCGAAGCCTCCGCCCGAAGAGGAGGAGAAGGGCGAAACGCTCCCTCCGCCTGAAAACGAGGGCGGCAAGGGCATCGACTGGGAAGGCGGCGAGCCTTCAGGTGAACCCGCTCCCGATGGCGAGGCGTCGCAGGACGCTCCAGAACCGACGCAGGGCGCGTCCGAGGACGGGGCGGGTGAAACCCTACCCCCACCCTCTGAAACGCCGCAGGGCGTAGCAGAGGACGCTCCTGCGAAGATTGGCAAGGCAAAGGGCGCGAAGAGGCGCGGAAAGTGAGGTGCGACATGGATTTGGGACTCGTACACGCCGTAGCGACGGGCAAATTGACACCCGAACAGGCGAAGGCTCTCGAAGCCGAGCGCAAGGCGGAAGCCGCGAAAGCGGCTACCCCCGCGAAGCCAAAGGACAGCGGCAAGAAGTAGGGCGGTGAGCCATGATTTCGGTCGGCAACGCAAACTCGTACTTCAAGTCGCACGTCCACGGCGACGCATGGAACGAGTATTCGGGTGAGCAGAAAGACCTCGCCATAACACAGGCGAGGCGCGACCTCTCCCGTGCGCTCGGTCGCCCGATGCAGGACGACGAGCCGCCGTATGTGGAGGGCGACAAGAAGAGGGACGAGTACGCCGTCTATGAACAGGCGTTATACACGCTCCTCTCTGGCGTCCAGCCAAAGGGCGGAGGTTCGCCCGTCCCCTCTCTGGAGCCTGACGAGCGCAAGCCCGTCGGCAAATCCCTCGCCACGGGCGGGGGAAAGTGGTCGCTGGAGGCACTGTCGTGGCTCTGCGACAAGGTATCGCTCGTCACGAAACTGTCATAGGGCATGGCACGGACACCCTCGCAGATTCGGCAGTTGAAAAACCTGCTTGACAGGGCAGACGCTCTTGCGAGGGTCGTCACGGCCTCTTGGCGACGCACGGTGCGCGACATCCGCAAGGAGGTGGCGTACATGACGGGCGAACTGAACGTCGGTAGGAACGCGGCCAACAGGGAGCGCGTCATCCGACAGGTGCAGTACCACATCAACCGCCTCGGACGGCGGATTGACAGACTGGAGGATGCCCATCTGGAGTACACGGACAGGGCGGCTCTGAAGGCCGTGGACGGCTACACTGGCGTCCGCGTGGAATACTCGAAGGCGAGGGCGGACGCGATACTGTCCCTCGTTCGGGCGAGGAACGGCGGTAGCATGGCGGCGACGTTCACGCGAGCCATGAGCAAGACCGCAGTGACCGCCCTGCGCAACGCGGTCGTCGCCGCGTTTCAGGAACAGGCCGTCAGCGGCGGGACTATGGCGGAACTGAACCGCTCCATACGCGACCGCTGGGACGCCATCGTCAGGAACGACCGCAACTTCCGTTTCGTTGACCGCTCTGGGCGCGTCTGGGAGACTGGGCGTTATATCCAGATGAGCGTCCGCGCAAATTCAATGCAGATTTATAACCATCAGTTGATGGACGGCTATGCCCGTGCCAACGGCTCCGACCTCGTTCGCGTAAGCAGAGACGGACGAACGGAGGAATCGTGCGACGTGTGCAGGAAGTGGGCTGGGCGCATACTCTCCATCACTGGCAAGACACGGGGCTTTCCGACCGTGGAACACGCGGAGGACGATGGGCTGTTCCATCCGAATTGCATACACACGCTGGAGACTGTCGTGGAGGGGTGGGACGACGACATCGAGGAGCAGAGGGCGGAGTACGAGAACGGCTGGGAGGAGGAAGCCGACGCGGAACTCGCTGGGGCGAAGAGGAGGGACAGGCGAGCATGAACGACAGGCCGATAGTATATATGACTTTCGACAATGGCTCGTTCGCCACGGTGAACCTCGAAATGCGGGTGCGAAACGAGCGCGTCTCCGCAAGCGTCCGCAAGGCCATCGGCCTCGCCATACCGAGGGTGGTGGACGTGGCGAAGAACTACGCGCCCGTCTCGCCCACGCAGAAGGAACTCGATGACGAGTACATGAGGCGTCGCGGAAGGAAGAACCTTGTAATGCGGCGCAAGTCCGTCCGATTCCGCGAGCGCAAGAACCGCCAGAGTCCCGGAGGTCTTGAACGCTCCATCATGGGCAAGGAGGCGGAGGACGGCGGCTACCTGTTTGTGGCGAGCAACGCGCCAGCGGCGAAGTACGCGCACTACATCCACGACATGAAGGGCGTTTTGTGGCGCAAACGCGGCATCGGTACGCAGAGGAAGGGCGAACAGGCCGACTGGCAGTTCATAACGAGGGCGATATACGACAGCCACGGCAAGATTTACGCGATGGTTAAACGCGCAGTGGAGGACGCGCTGAAATGAGCGAGAACACGGAGAGAGAGCCGCTTCGGGCGGAGGACGCGCTCTGGGAGGCGGAGGACATCTGCTACCGCCGCCTGTGCGAGATTCTTGGGCTGACGAACGGCGTGGACGCCTTCATCAGCACGAACGGCGGACGCTACGACTGCGCCGTGTTCGACATCGGAAGTCCGAAGAGCGGCGAGACATTCGGGTTTCCCGCGTCGAAGTTCCATTGGCGCGGACGGCTCGACCTCTACTCCCGCGACAGGCGGCAGATACAGAGGTGGATTATGCGCCTGTTGCTCGCCATGCCGATAGGCACTACGCAACCAGTAGCCGCCGACCTCGCCACGGACACGATTGTGGAAGTGTTCAGGATTGCGCCGCAGGAGCGTTGCATAGACGAGATTACCACCGTGGAACTGAAGGCGAGGAAGGACGCCGACGGGGTGGCAGTCTTCACAACGAGCGCAGAATTTGATATAGTATTCACTGTCGGAGCGCGTAGCCCCGCGAACTAACGGAGGAGGAACAGAAAATGAGCACATCAGCCGCACAGGCATTCTTCAATCCGACATCGCCCTTCGGGTCGCTGACGGGATGGAGCGTACAGACGGAGAACCCGACGACCGCCAACACGAGGGCGCAAGCCCTTGGGCAGACGGGTCTCGAAATCGCTTCGCGGATGCACGATTCGCGGTCGAACGTCTCCGCGACATATGTTGCGACTGCCGCAGACGCCGCCATACCCAACGCTGGTCAGGTTTTGAACGGCTACCACGTCGATAGCGTTCAGGTGTCGTACTCCAACACTGCCTTCGCGCAGATGACTATCACGGGTCACAAGCACGTTGACGTGTCTGGGCAGTCGCACGGCATGACAGGCAAGGTTCCGCGCCAGTTCGCTGGCTCGCTCACGACCGTCGGTACGCTGTTCGGCTGTCCGTCCACTCCGCTCGGCGTAATTATTCCGACGGGTGCTGGCGTCCGCACCATGACGTACAACCTGTCCGTCAACCACGTCGATGAACTCAACTCCGAGGGCAAGTGGCTGAACGGCGACAACTACGACCCTACGGAGACCGTGGAGGTCGAGTTGTGCGATACGGGCGTGATTACTGCGGCGGCTGGCTGGGACTTGACCTCGGCTGGAAACACGCGTGGAAACACTGCGGCGGAGACTTCCACCGCCACGGCGGAGAAGCACATCACCTCTGCATACACTCCCGCGTAAGGGGCGGCGCAGGACACCTCCGACGACGCCCCGTAGCCGCCGCGAGCGGTTCGGGGCTTCTGCATATTCGATATGAGCGTAAGATTCGAGGCGGAACTCGCAGACCTGAAGGGACACGGCGTGGAGCCGAAGGACATTCTGCCTTCGGAGTTCGAGCGTCTTGTACGCGCCTGTGACAGGTGCGACAGGCCGTTCTCGCAGATGAACGCGGAACTCGTCGGGATGCCGATATGCGTCTGCGAGGGCGTGTACTTCTGGAAGATGACCGTGGGCGCGTCCGTCTGGCTCGACCAGTACGCGAAGAAGTGGTGGCTGGAGACGGGACAGCGCAAGGCGTATTTCTGGGCGATAGTCTATGCGCTCATGCACTCCCGCGAAAGGGACGCGTTCACGTCCCTGACGGACGAGGAGGCGGCATACGTCCGCATACGCGACGACGCACTGCGGCTCGCCGCGCACGAGGACGAGGTTGTGGTGGCGGTTGACCTCGCCCTGCAAATCCACGAGAAGGAGCCGAAGGCCCATACCGAGCAGACGCTCCAGATTGAAAACGACTGGCAGAGCATCGTAGCCCGTCTGGAGTCGCAGAGCGGCATACCCGCCGAGAAGTGGATTTGGGAGCGTTCGCTGGACTACACGCGCAGGGCGTACCGCGACCTGTCGCGCTTCGCCGCCGCCTGTGGCGGAAAGAAGGCGGAGCGCATGAAGGATGAACTTGACTACGCGATGAACGCGCTCGCCCGTCTCCGTGCGGAGATAATCGGGCGTGTGGCGGCTCTGCGCGAGGCGGAGAAGGGGACTTCTGGCAATGGCTAATAATGTTCTTGAATACTGGATAAGGGCAAGGGACGCGACGAGCGCAGTCCTGAAGGCCGCGACGCAGAAGGTCGAGCAGTTCGGCAACCGCATCAAACAGACATTCTCTGGTATAGCGAAGGAGAGTGGCGCGGAGCGTCTGGCGGAGAGCGTAATCCATACCGAACGCGCTCTCGACAAGTTGGGGATGGGGCTTGACCGCATCGGCGTGGAGGGCGAACAGTTCCGCGAGTGCATGGACGTCATGGAACGCGCCATGAACGACCTCAACAAGGGGAATATCAAGGCGGCAGACCTGTTTGAAATCACAAAGATGAGCCTCGCCGACGTGGGGCTTACCTCGAAACAGGTGGAGCAGGCCTTGAACGCGCTCAAAGGTTGCATGGTGCAGGACGTGTCTGTGACGGGGAAGGACGTCTCCCGTGGATTGCGCACGGACTTCAGGGGCGTACACAGCATTGTCAGTGCGCTGAACGGCAATGTATACGCGCTCGGACGCTCCTTCACTTGGCTTCTCGGACATATCAAGAAACTGAACCTGTCGGCGGCTATGCTGTCGGGCATAGGCATAGCCGTGTACGCCGTGACGGAGGCCGTCAGCAAGTGCGTTTCTTGGTGGCGCGAGAAGAAGAAGAAACTGGAGGAGATAAAGGCGTTGCGCTTCGAGGAGACGCTGAAGCGGTACTCCGAAATCCAGAAGGAGGTGTCACAGGCCGTCTCCGACTACAACGACAAACTCGACCGCGAAATCGAGCGCAAGCGCAAACTCATAGAGCAGAACGAACGCCTGAAGGCACAGGAGATTGAACGACTGCGCATAGCGGAACTCGCCTCGGCGAAGTCCAACGACGAGCGCGACGCAATCAACCGCGAGTTTGACGCGCAACAGGCGCAGAACAAGGCGGAGGCGGCTATTGCGAAGGCTCGCATGGAGATAGAGACGGGTCAGGCGTCCGCCGACAAGATTTCCGAACTTGTGGAGCCGCTGAAGAAGGAGAGCGCGAACCTGAAGAAGATGCTCGACGCGGCGGACGCGGAGGCCGACAAGCGGCGCAAGCAACTGGAGAACACGGCGCGGAATACGATGGTGATGGAGCATGGCTGGGCTGGCGGAGGCGGAATGAGTATGCTCGGCGCGGAGGTTGGCGGCCCACGCAACTATTACCGCAATCGCACCGAGTCGGAGGTGCAGGACTACGTCTCCGAAACACTGCTCGGCGACAACGACTGGAAGAGGCTCACGGAGCGGCGCGAGAAGTTGAAGGCGCAGTACGAGTCCATCACTTCCGACATAAAGGGCTTCGAGAAGCGCATCCAGCGGGAGCGCGACAGGGTTGAGGACGCGAAGACCGAAATCGAGAACATAGAAGCGGAGTTCGAGATAGACCAGTGGCGCGACCAAGAGGAGGCGATGTACTCCTATTACCAAGAAATGGCTCGTCTGGAGGAGGAGGCGGCGCGTCAGGCGCAGAGGGACGCGGAGGCACAGGCTCGTCTGGAAAGGCAGTTGCACGAGGAGCGCATGAGGGCGGCAGAGGACGAGTATCGCCAGAGCGCGAAGATGCAGTCCGAGGCGGAAGGCCGTCTCGCCGCCGCGCAATCGAAGGTCGCAGAGGCGTGGGGATTCTACCGCGACAAAGGCAAAATGCAGGAGGCGATAGACGATTTCAGGGCGCAACAGGAAGCCGAGAAGCAATGGGCAAAGGACTTCGAGAAACTGCGTAGCAAGCGGCGCGACTGGCGCGAAGTGGAGTTCGGGCAGTTGTCAGCCGAGGAGGAGGCCGTGCGTCAGGTTGCGCTGGCGAAGGAGGAGGAGCGAGCGGCACAGGTTGCTCTTGACGCGATAAACGAGCAGACGGCGCGAGCCGCCGACGCCGTGGAGGAGATTCACAAGATACTTGTAAACGGAGGTGAGCCGTAATGGCAACAATAACAGCGGACGTTGAATTGTCCGTATCGCACGGGCAGACGATTGCCTTCTCCGCCTTCGGCATACTGCTGAAACAGAAGGAGGTCACGAAGATAGTCGAGACGCGGGGCTATATGGATGCGACGACGGCGCAGAATGCCGCCGCCGCCGCGTTTTCGGACACGACCGCCATTCTGACGCTGTACCATCCCACGACGGGCGGCGGATTCGTCATGGCGAACGTCCTTACGGGCGCGATTACAGTGGCTGTCGCGCAGAGGGCGAACGAGGCGAATATGTGGAAGGTCATCAAGACTACCACGACATACACCCACACGTATCCCGGCGGAAGCAGTTGGAGTGGGACGCGCCCGTCTGCGGGGTCGGGCAACATCATCAGCATAAGCAACTCCCGCAGGGCAATCACGACAATCGAGGGGTACACGCTCTTCGCGCAGGAGACTACATCTACGCGGGAGTATCGCGGATGCACGGCGGCGGAGGCGAACTTCCTTCTCCTGAACAGGCCAGCGGACACGCTGTCCGACCACGTCTGGAGGTGCGTACGCGTGGCTACCGAACTTGGGCGCGTCACGATACAGACAGGCCACAGGTACACCGTGGACTCCCGTTTCGTGTCCGACGCGGAGGGGTACAACGTCGCCATCCACGATACGCAGATATCGGCGAGCGGCACGAACTGGAGCCAAGTGTCATGATTAAACTCTTCGACGAGGCTCTGCGGTTGATATTCTTCCCCGTCCGCTGGGCGAACGCGGTGACGACGTGGATTCAGAATATCTGCTCGCCCGACGATACTCTGAAGATTCTGAACACCTGTTCGCCGAAGGAGGGGTCGTCGCTGAAACTGTCGGTCAATATGCAGAGGATTCTGGAAGCGGTGATGAACTACTTTGCGGACTTCTGGATTACACCCGACAAACTCGGCGAGGCTCTGGACGAATCGTGCGACAAGAAGACGATAATCCGCGAGGGCGGGAGGTATCGGGTCACGGATGACATACCGCGCTCGGCCACCAACTCGTATGACGAAGGCTCCACGGCGTGGGAGGAGCTTGATAACGCACAGGCGTTGGCGCAGACCGCTCCGAAGCCCGACAAGTATGTGAATGAGACGGCTGAAGGGGGTGACTCGGAATTGCAGATTGCCAACAATCTCATAGCCCTTATCGGAGTGTCGAATTTGGCGGCAAGGGCAGACCACAGGCACAAACTGGAAACGGCGCAGGGTACGGTGAAGTTCCGCCCAGCGAGCGGGACGCAGACTTCGACGATGCCGGACGAGCGGGAGCAATCAGGCTTCCCGAATGCCTACGCCACCCTTAAGACCGACACATGGAAACCCGACAACACAAACGGCTTCAGTCTGCTCAAGATTTCGCGCATAGAGCATGACACCGCCAACGGGCGGCATTTCTTGTATTTCCGAGAGGTGAAATACTCAAAGAATGGGAATCCTATAGAGGTGAGCGCGGAAAAGGGCGTTATCAAGATAGACGCATAAATGGTATAATATGCGCACATACTTCACGGAGGCCACATGAACAACGCAAGAGTAAGAGTGAATCCACGGGAACTTGGAAGGCGGCTCGACACGCTTCAGGCGCGTTTCGGCTCCTCGTTCTCGCTGGAGATTGCCGACGTTCCACAGGGCGTGTACGACGTTTTCGTCCGCGTCTTCAGGGCGGCGGCGGACGCGTACTTCGACTGCCCCGCGTCGCAGAACGACAACGGCGACTGGGACTGCTACATCATAGGCACGACATTCCCCGACGTCGGCGACGCCTACTACGAGATACACGCCACGGACGCGGAGGGCAACCCCACGTCGCTCGGCTCTGGGAAGGTTCGCATAGAGCCGTTCTCGGCTGGAAGTTCCCCGATTACACAGGGGAGCGAGGTCAGCGTTGCGACATTGCCCGACGAGACGGGCGCGTTGCATCAGGTCGTAGCCGTAAACCTCGGCACGACGGCGGAACCCGACTGGAGTTGGAGGGTAAAAACCGTAAACGGAGAGCAGTAAGATGAAAAAGATAATTATGCTCGCGGCTGTCGCCGCCTGTCTGAACGCCGTCGCTGGCGTCGGAGCGACTACCAACTGGGTAGCGAAGTACGTTGCCGATTACGTCAGCAACGCTATATCGAACTCCACGGGAGAGGTGACTGCTCGCACAACGTCTGTGACTACGGGCGAAGTGACTGTCGTGACGAGCGGGACGGCGGAAGTGCCTATCGTGATGACGATTACGATGCCGTCCGTCGCTGGACTGGTAGCCGCAGACTGCAACCAGTCTGTTGCGGCACAGGGAATCACAAACGGGACGTTATGGGCATGGAGCGACACGAACAACCGATACGAGCGTAGCGGCGGACTGCCGATTGTGCCGACTTCCACCAACTTCGTGTGGAACGCAATCGGCTCGGTGTCCGACAATGGGAATGTCGCGTTCAAGGATGGGGAGGCGATGCTGTTCACGGTGAGCGGCACATTATTGACGGAAGCACAGGCGCAAGCCATAAGGGGGAACTGACAATGAAGAAGATTGTTGCTATTGCCTTGATACTCGCGTCTGCTGTCGCTGGCGCGGCAGGATATAAGGACTGGTTCACCCCGGAGAAAGGATGGGATGGGTATAAGGTTCCTGTCTATATCCAGTTCGGAAGTTCTGAAGGAAAAGACTTCGACTTCCCTGTGACTACAAGCCTTGGGGAAATCATAGATACGTTGAACCATGGAGCGAAGGATGTTCCACAGAGTGCGAAGAACGCCTACATCATTTCGTTGTCCGCTCTCGCAAATTCCATTTTCTCCGCCTGTCAATCGCAGATGAATAAGGTGAAGATAGATAACCTCGGCGCGGCATTGGAGGGCGTGTTCGTCTCGGCTCACGGGCAGTATGAAGATGAACGGGGGAATGTGATAACGAGGTCGAGGAGCGGCGTTGACACCTCGAAGTTGCGCCAGCAGTTGATAGCGAACAAGAACTCCATAGTTGCGGGTGGGCAGGCGGCTGGCGGTAGCGAGCAGAATCCCCTTACAGTCGTTGTGACGCAGAAGCCATATGATGATTTGCAGTTTGAACAACACGTTAAAGACAAACGCTCCCTCACGTCCCTAAAGGGGTGGTATAAACTGGCCGCCTCCAACATCGACACGAGCGGGCCGGACGGTGCTAACGGATGGACGCTTGAGAACAAACACTACTTCATTCCTTTCACCGATGGAAGTACAACCGCACTCGGCTGGAAGAAATGGAACGGCTGGAATGAATCTTGTTTTTCCGCTGGCGACGATGAGGGGGGGGGTAACAATAAGCCGCTTCGACTTCGCGGGTGGACTACCGCTAACAACTGCGAAGAGAGCATACAGAACCTCTTGACGAACGAGACGGCTACGACCGACAGGGCTAATCACAAGATACTCACGCGGTATGACGCCGGGAACGGTGCGACAATCCATTGGATGCCGTTCGATGAATCTGTCATAGGCGGAAGCGAAGGTCACGCAGATGAGATGTCGATAGAATTGTCTTATGACGAGGATGATTATTCAGAAGACGAACCGAAGAAGTTCAGATTAAAGGGGTTCGATACAGCAAAACCCGAATCCGATACCGACGGTGCTGTACTTCCATTCGTCGATGCTACGAGCGACGATTTGCAATGGGCTGGAATCGACACCTTCTTCGCTGACAGCGTGTTTCGCAAGTCGCAGACTACTGGCAAGATACTGTTGAACGGAACTTCCGAAGAGGGCAAGGTCAAGGTGCTTACGATGACAGGAAGCGGCGGCGATGACCAGCATATATCCTCGGTGACTTTCGACAACGCTTCTATAGACGGAAACCCCGAAGGTGTAGGGAAAGTTCAACTCCATGGCTTCGATACCGCGCCGTCGCCCTATGCGAGCGGCAATATGACTTTTGCCGATGCTCTGACGAACAATACAGCAGATATTGCTGGAATGTCTATTCCTGTGCGAATCCCATCGCAGGCGACCGATAGCGGCTGGACTGTCGGATACGTCCCTATGGGCAAGATTACTGTATCACCCGCCGCCACCAATGCAGTCGATAACAAGACTATCGAGATAAACGATAGCAACCCCGACAACAAGTTCCTTCAGTTGTACGGTGCGGCTGGCGACGGAATCACTCTCGAAGAGGGCGATGTGTATCAAATCGGTAGCGACGGCAAGGGAAAGTTCGCAAAGTTGGGAGGTGACGCGGACGACAAGGAAGTTGACGAGAATAACGCCTCCATCGAATCCTACATAGGGGAGGACGGCGGAAAGTATTTACGTCTGCGGAAATGGACTGACAATCGTGAAGGTGAGCCGCACGTCCTCGGATGGAGCGAACACGCCTTGAAGTATTGGCTTGCGAACGATTCTAACGGCATAGGCATCGACAGTAGCGGAAACAAGATTACGCTTTCGGGGTATAGTAATGCCAGCAATGGTTCTATCCCATACGCGATAACGGACGGCAACGGGCTTGGCTGGTTAGGGGGGGTTGACAATCGCATTCCCCTGCTCCATTCGGGTAGTGCGCCTACCCCGATGGCGATAGGCTCGTCTCTCGACAAGGCGAACGTGTCTGACGTTCCTACGCTGAATGTCGCCAACTTCGCAAGCGGCGGGAACTGCTTGGTTTCGCTGAATAAAATGCTGTCCGACCCCGCCGAAAATTCCAACAGGAGCGCACACCAGTTCATGGCGAGGTATGCGGGCGATGGCGGCAACCCGTCTGTGCATTGGGTGTCTATTGACGATGTGATTGCTGGCGGAAAACCCGATGGCGTGACGGTATCGACCAACGAGACTAATCATGCCAATGAATTGGCTATCAAGGGGTATTATGATGCGACTGCGACTGCGACCAATCCCGCGATTCCAATCAAGAACGACCAAGGTTTCGCATGGGTGAACTTCGACGATTTCTATGATAACGCCACAATCGGCAAGTCGCCTAATCAAGCCAAGGCAATCTTGTATGGGTCGGGTTCAGCCGCCGCGCAATCTGTCCCGTACATGGGCGCGAATAACAAACTGGCGTGGAGCGGTGGTAATCCTTCCGCAGGAGCGATATTCGGATATTCCAATAATGCTATCGGCTGGCAATCAACGGCTTCCCACAACCGCTATTACGGCACGGATAACACAGGTGCCCTCGGATGGCACGAAATGGCGAATGTTTCGACGAATTTGGTTGAGGTGGACGACCGCACCCTCAAATCGACAATCTCCCCCAACAATTCCGACACCAAGATTTTCTCGCTCTACTCCGAGCCGCTGGCCGAGCCGTCCGTCGCTCGAATGGTTGGGGGGCATCTTGTATGGGAGCGTGTGCCCATAGCCGATATTGTGACTGACGGCCATACCGTCCATCTTTCGACCAACGACAATAACCAAATCGTCCTCGCCGTCAAGGGCGCAAGCGACAATTCGGGGAAATATCTGAAGTCCGGCGGGGCGAACGCCGACAATAGTTGGACGTCTATCGAATCCGACGGAGAGTCGCTTGCAATCGACACTACGGACACGTCCAAGGATGTATGGGGTATCAAGGGATGGAAAACCTACGATTCTTGCGAAGCGGACTTGTCGAAGATGCTGACTGGTAAGGCGGAGAACGACCGCACCTCCCATGAGTTGTTGGCACGGTATGGCTCTGGCACGGGGAAGACGCTCCACTATCTTCCCATAAAGTCGCTCGTCAAACCCGGCTATGCCTTGGAGTTCGTCGGCACAGGCGGCGGCAAAGGCGTGGTCGTGGGCGAGGGCGACAAGACCAACAAAGTGTCGTTCGCCTCCGCCTCCGGTTCAAACGTGTCCGTGACCACCGAAGAGGATGGCTCCGGCGGAGTGAAGATAACCATTGGAACATACTGGACGGACTGATATGATGCTTCTCGCTATCCTACTACTCGCCATTTCATCTCCGAATGTGCAATACGGTCTCTCCGCGCTTCCGGCCGGATGCAATACGTCCGCGCTGTCGATGCCGCACGGCGGAGCGCCCATTGAGACGCAGTCGTTCGACGCGGCGACGAAGACCGCTGTCGCATCCGTTATCGCCGGAGCGTCCGAGCGACAGGGAATCGTGTGGCCGACGCCTACCCGTCCATCCATTCCGCTCGACGGGGGCTTGCCGCCCGCACCGCTCGGTTGGGGCGGTGCAGTCGCGTCCGCTCGTGGCAGCGTCGCGGGATTCGCCCCGCGCATGTGGTCGAGCAGAATGGGCACGGCGGTCGACTGGATTCCGACGATGGGCGGGTGGTCGAACAACCCAATGCCGTATGGTCTAAATGATTCCCGTCGGATGGGCAATGCGTGGCCGACATGGGGACGAACTGCGGCGGACGGCTATTGGCTGACGTCCGGCCCCAAACGCAATTCCGAGGTGGTGAACGCCATTCGCAATAGCATCCCAGCCGGATATATCGCTGGGGATGGACTAAATCCGCTGAAGGACGCGCCGTGTGCGCTTACCAACACCAACGACCGAGCCGTCACCTTAACCAACGCGATGGAGACGGTCATGTCATGTCCGATGGACGCGATTACCAATCGCGTCTACGCGGCGACGTCTTCGCAGTCGCGGCGGCGGCTGTCATGGCAAGGCATCGGGGCACTTGCGTCTGCGGAGGCTCTTTGCGACATAACGTACAGCGTACTGCCCGACCAAGTATGCGCGTCTCAACGCTGGATGTCGGTGGTGCGTACGGCGAGTGAATCCGCGACAGTCGCGGCTACAAATATCTGGCTGTCGGCGACATCTTACGACGCTCGAGTGCTTGGAGAAATCCCTGCGTGGAGCGGACTCGCGGAGAATACGGTCACGAGTTCGACATGGGCAGTCGGCCACCCGCGCGAAGCGATAGCCAATCCGACCGCGACCGTCCGATACGGCGGAAGTGGCGGCTCGCATACGCCTCCGGCCGATGGCGCGGTGCTATCGTATGAATCGCTTTCCAATCTCGTGTGGCGTTCGACGGTACTGCTCGCCGGAGTCGGCGGGATGTCGGCTGGCGACTGGATAATCCATGCGCACGGCGAGCAGGATATCGGAGGACCTTACCAAGCGCCGTCGCTTCGGCTACGCATCGACAGCGTGACCGACCCACAGGGGCACTCGTACGCGACCAATTCGACAGCGTGGTTTTGGCCGCAACTCGCGGCGGAATGCTCGACCGAATACGTCACCAATGCGACAATATATGCACAGCGCACGATTGCGAAATCGTCGTATGGCGTGACTACGGCGGAGCGCGGCAATCCAGAGGCAGTCAACCTTATTGACGCGCCGGGCGTACCCGCGAGCAATTTACCCACGAGCAATTCGCTCTGGGGTTCGCTGTCGTCAACACAACTCATCTCGCTCATGTCTTGCGCGGCGACGACGAACTTTTC